ATATCGAGCGTTTAGCCCTAGCCCTAAACGGTCATGCGGTCACGATGCGGGCGGGCGATATGCGCATGGGTGGCGTAGTGGCGGGCTTCTATGGAGTCAACGTGACGACCAGCGAGCAGGCGAAATTTGACGTGATCTGTCAAACTGGTGACGCCGATAGCCAGCCGCCCCGCCTGTTTACAGGGATATGTACCCCTCACGGTGCTGAGATATTTGAAACCCATATTGAAACCCATAAGAACCCATAAATTTACAAACCCATAACAACCCACATGAAACCCATAAGGATGTGGGTTTTGTTTAACGAGTTCAACTTGGGTGTTTCGACGTCAAACCCACATAAACCCACAAGAAATCCACCGGGCCTTAAGCCGTAAAGGTGGATTTCGTACGCGCGCGTTAACGTATTAACGTTTTAACGTATTAATGTTTAATTAAGGAATCCCCCTTCATTTAAAATGATTACGGGGAATTCCTACGCACGTGGGCGCGAGGCAGGATTTGCTGGATTATTGAATACTTGTTTTCTTGTTTTACCCCCTATACGAAAACAACGAAACAGGAAATTATGGTAGGTTTCTGTTCATGACAAATGGATACGACAAAATCGAACATCGTGTGAACAGTGCGATTCCCCTCTGGAAGAAATGGCCTCGCAGGCTTCGACGGATATATGCGAGCCTTGAGGACTGGGGTTCGTCTGAGGCTGCTATCGAGGATATGGTCGGAGTATGGGACTGGGACTGGGAATCTATAAAGAGGCTTGTCAGGTTAACCCCTGATTTCGGGGAGGCACTTAAGGATTATCGTAAGTCCGGGGATTACCCGAAGAGGAAAAGCTGGAAGAACTCTGTCACGGCGTCTCAGTTGAAGACCGTCTACATGAGAGAGGGTGAACTCGCCGCATACGCAATGCTTGAGGCAGACCCCAAGGCGATAAACTTCCACCGGGACATTGTCGATAAGAACGGAATGCTCGATATGGCGGAACCCTATCCTGAAAGACGTGACATAGAGACCCACGCAAAATGGCAGGAAGACACCGATCAGGTGGAAAACCCTGCTTCAGACGATTCGGGGCTTGCATCGTTCAAGGCATCATAATGACAGATACAGCACTTCTCGCAGACGGTTTCGAGGACGCCCTAATCGGGTACGGCACTCGGTTCTCATACGACGTAGCCGTGTACAGTACAGCCAAATGCCTTGAAATCCTTATGAAACGTGACGGTATGACCGACGAGGAGGCACTGGAATACTTTGAGTTCAACGTCACAGGTGCATACGTCGGTGAGAATACCCCCGTCTTTCTTGAGGACTTGGAGATGTCAGAAGCGACAGGCCGCATAGAAAATGCCCTACACCCCGCATGAACACCAGCTAAAACTCCACCAGTCAAAGGCCAAGGTAAAGTGGAACCAGACCGGACGAAGGGGCGGAAAGACCCGGTCTGCACTTGAAGAAGACCTCGCGGTCATCGAGGAACTCTCTCAGGAATATGTCAGGTTTCCAAACGACCCGAAGAACCTGATGACGGCGGAAGAAGCGCGCCTTGTACCCGCAATCCATGTCTGGACAGTAGCCCCCACGAAGGCGCAGATGTATCAGGTCTGGAACGAAATGCAGGCGTTCATCCCCGACCACCTCGTCTCGAAGACAAACCCCTACCGGGACAATAAGCTGGGAGGGGGAAGAGGGTCGGGATTCAAGGAAGACGCACTCCACGTCTGGCTCGTGTTCAGGGACAAAAACGATAGATGGCTCCGTGGAAAGGACGGAAGGCCGAGGCCAAGACCCGTAGTCTTCTGGGAACTCAAATCCGCAGATAACCCCGACTCCCTGCAGTCAGTCGGACTCGACTTCCTCCACGTAACCGAGGCACAGGAAATAGCCGAAATCGGCTGGAACAAGCTGCGCCCCACACTCTCAAGCCCCGGAAGGGCAGGACGCGCACTCGTCGAGGGAATACCCCCGGTATCACCCGGACACTGGTTCGCAAGGAACTTTAAACGCGCCACCGAAAAACCCTCCTCAAGGAGAGAGGCGTTCTCGTGGACAGCCTTCGACAATCCCCTGCTCACCGAAGAGCAGAAGGAAGAAATCATGGACGATAAGGAGACCATGCTCGAAGATGACTGGAACCGACTCTACATGGCAGTGCAGCCCGAAGGGGTCGGGGCGTTCTTCAGGAAAGTCGACAAGGCGTCTTCTGCAGTCGAACTGCTGCGACCGAAGCCGGGAGAGGAATACGTCGCAGGACTAGACCTCGGACGCTCAAATGACGCTACCGTACTCATCGTCAAGAACCGGAAGACGAGAGAGTCCGTCTCCGCAACAGAACTCCTCAAGACAGACTGGACTATCCAGATGGAAGTAGTGAGGACAGAGGCAAGAAGGTGGAACCTCAAGCAGATTGTCATGGACTCGACCGGACTCGGAGGACAGTTCGCAAGGGACATCATGTACAACGAGATGCTTGCCGAAGGAATCCCGGTAATAGCATTTAATTTCACCCCGGTATCTAAATACCATGACCTGTTCCTGCCATATCGAGTCGCACTCGAACACGAACAGGTGAGTTTCCCAGCCGACTGGACAAAGCTGTCAACCCAGTTAATGGATATTTCTCACAAGGAAACCGTGAACAGGGGACACATATTCAGCACGATTTCAGGAAAACACGACGACTGGGTAGATGCAGAGGTCTTGGCCTTGTACGGATGCGACCCTGTAGAGTATGCTCAGAGAGCGCGCACAAATAAGTCTTTCAAGGGTGCTGAACCGCTGAGACCGCTCAACGCCATGCGAAAACGAAGAACAGGCTCACTCTTTCAGGGTGTTCGTGAACAACGTCACGCAGAGGCCCTTGACGAGGTCGACATAGTGATAAACGGCGAACCCGTAACAATGTAAGAACGGCATATGGTTTCCTCTTATCTAAACGGAACGTCCGTCAACTCGATGAGGCAGACGGTCTCTGACGAAAGCATCGCACTCGAAAAATCGCCGACACAGGCAGAACCAACACTCTCCCTGTCATGGATTGAGTCGGAACTGGCACGAGGACGAATGAAGTTCTCAAAGTTCTGGAGAAAATGCCAGACAGCCGACGAGTTCATAAAGAGCGATTTCGACTTCCCCGTCACAGAGGACGGAACCCAGATCAGGCTCGGCACGGCGCACTCGACCGTGAAGACGCTTACCGACCATATAACCCCGCCGTTCATCGACATCACAGTCCCGCCGCCCGGCCCGAGAGGTCAGGCACGGGCAGAACGGATAGAGAAGTTCCTGAGAGGCGCAAACCACAGGCTCGAACAGGACACCCCCACCCGCAGGATAGTCAACTTCCACATGGCGTCCTACGGAGTCGCATGGGAAAAGACCGAGTTCGCAGGAAACAGGTGGGCAGAGTTCCCCGAGCCGCCCGACGATTCAGGCGACATCTCACGATATAAGGAAGAACTCGACGACATAATGCAGAAACGGGCGATTTCATGGCCCGTAGTTGCGAAAGCTGTAAACCCCCAGCAATGCATCTGGGACACGAACAACCAGTACAACCCAAGATGGATGCTCCATTTCTGGGACGTCGAGTCGACATGGATACACGCACACTTCCCCGAATGGGAAGGCCCGAACGACGGAACCGTCCAGTTCATCGAGATATGGACACAGTCGCAGGTTGCATACATCGCTGAACAGGCATGGGTGATGAAGCCGCGAAAACACGGCTACATGACACTCCCGTGGACAATGTACTGGCCGCAGACAGGACTCGTCACACTGGGCAATAAGCCCGAAGACCTCTACCGGGGGATACTCGACGGCAACTTCGACATGATTCGTGCCGAGAGCCAGCTTGCATCCCATTACATAGACATTGTCAACAAATCTGCATGGCCCGTTACTAACTTCCAAGGGCCACCCGGCATGACCGAAGAGGTGCAGGCCGAGTACGACCAAGCACCCGGAGCGCGAAACAATCTGCCCCCGCAGGTAACAGTGGAAGTCCAGAAAGTACCGGAACCGCCACAGTCGATTCTCGTGGCGAAAGGGATGCTGGATGAGGCTCTGGAATCCAATACAGCCCCGTCAGTGACGCGTGGGCAGCGTCCGACAGGCTCTGCCTCCGGGTACGAGACGGCGGTATTGTCCGGTATCAGCCGTCTCAATTTCGCCGCATACGTCGACGGCTCACAGAGAGGACTCCAGCACAGGAATGAGATTATCCTTAACATTGTCCAGTACGTCATCAGGGATAGAATCACCGTCTGGGGTCAGACAGAGTCTGGCTCTGTTGACGCCACGATATCGCCGAAGGACATCAAAGGCCATGTTGTTAACTTCGTACAACTTAATCCGACTGCTCCTGAGGAAAGGGAAAGAACACTCAACCTCTGGGCAACAAAATGGCGGGAAGGGTTCGTAGACCACGACACCGCCCTGCGCGAGGCCGGGGTGTCGAACGCACACGAGGTGCAGGCAAAGCTGCTCGCCGAGAAGTTCCTGCAGTCCGAACAGATTCAGGGACTCCTTGAAGGCATGGCAGCAGCCAGAGTACCGCTCCTTCAGAACATCATCGAGGCCGCAGGTGCTGCAGGTAACGAGGCGGAAGGCATTGCGGCGAATATCCTGAACACACAAGGGGCGACACAGCTTCCAAACGCCGGGAACTTCCAGCAGGGGAATCAGGCTGGAACCAGACCTCAGACCCCCGGAACTGGCGCACCGACAACGACCAGACCAGTAATGCCCGGCTCAATCGGCGAGGCAGATTTGACGGCAAGACAGATAAGCAGCCCCGCACGGGACGGGAGCAGGCGAGTACCCACATCACAGCTACCAGCAGGACTGATGAGGTAATGGCACGTACCAGAAAGACAAGCCCCAAGAACGTCATCGAACACGCAGTCAATATGTTTGACGATACGGTGAAACGATACCTTGAGACCATCCCGAAGCAGATTCAGGATGCAGAGATTGAACCGCCGGGAGGCAGGCGAAAGCAACCGCCGCCTCGCCCGAGAAACCCGTTCGGAGGAATTTAAATGGCTGATTGGACTTTTATAATCCCGGCGGAGTACCGAGGAAGTTTTCCGAATCTTGGGCCGCAGAATCAAGTTCATGTACCTGTCTTTGACTTTGAGAATATTTCAGATCAGTTAGCAAGCGCAAGAGAGCAGATTGCCGCCGCAACCGGACTTCCTATAACTGAGATTGAAGCCTTTACGGGTGGCCCTACGGATGAGCCTCGGGGCGTAAATATAACGCGAGCAACAACCAGCACTTTCGGACTTGTTTCGCCCCAGAACCGTAACGTAGGGGTCGGCCCCGGAGAAGGCGGGTCGTACAGCGGTACGTCGGGATATAACCCTTATAACGTCAATCAACTTCCTCCGATGAATTTTACAATTGGCGGAGCCGCTGAACCCGGCGGTCTGTTCGGAGGGCCTGAAATATCTGATGCAGAGTTAATGGCGCAAGCAGAATCCAATAAACTGACACAGGGAATCATAAATCCAGTAGAACAAACAGGATTTTCACCTTTTCTCCCCGGCTTCAGCCAGCCGCTCAACCCTAGTGTGACGAATCTGCCGACCTCAATCGGTGGGAGTTATGTGAATTACAGTGAGGCGGACGCAGAACAGTTACTCAAAGCGAAGAAGTTCGCTCATGAAGATAGCCAGAAGAAAATCCGCGAGGCAAAAGAACTCGCTATTGATAAGTTAGGAGATCAGTTCTGGGAAGCCTTGGAGAAAACCAAGAAAGAAATATTCTTGCCTGAGGTCGAGCCTAAAGACGGGCCTGAGGACAATAATGCTATTGGCGATAGTGAATTATGGGAGACGATAGGGGCTGACCTTGTAGACCGGGGAGAAGCTGTTGATATCCGGGAGTTAATTGATAATCCCGACCAGTATTTATCAAACCTTCCTAAAGACCAGCGGGACGTAGTGTATGAGGATGCGGCTGGAGTTTCCTCATTAAATCCGTGGCTTGAGCAGGCAATGATTCTGGCAGGTCAGCAGGCTGGATATATCAGCGAGCAGCAGATTCAGTTCATCGAGTCCTCGGCAATGAGGGATATTGCCGTCCATCAGAGGGAATCCGCCCTTGAGGTTGCAGAGGCGGAGGGTGAGTCAAGGGAAGCGATTGCGACTCTTGAGACGGATGCAAATACGGAAATAGCAAGACTTGACCGAAATCTTAGGGAATCTGAATTTCGCTATCTGGACACGAAAAACACCCTTGAGTTTAATCTGCAGCAACGGGCGCAGCAGAACGAATATAACCTGCTGGTACGACAGGGGAAGAGGTCTGAAAGTGATGCTGTTCGTCAACATGCTCTCAGCATGGAACAGTTTGCAACGGAGCGTGAAACGGCAGGCTTGCAGTTTAAGACAGAGCAGGCAAGGCTGGAGTCAGCGGAAAGAGAACGCATCAGGATTCAGGAGGCACAGCTTGCAGAGCAGGCGTCGCAGCGGGAGCAATTCTTTGAACAGCAGCGAGTTGAACTGGAGCAATATACCCAGCAGACAAACCTGCAGCGAATGCAGGATGAGTTAACTGCTCAGGTACAGAAGGAAATTGCACAACAGCGAACAATAACGGATGTCAGAGTTGCAGATATACAGAAAAATACCGCGATTGAAGCGGGAGAAAAAGAACGGCTGATAGCCTTGCGTCAGTCTGAGGAAGCTGAGGCAATTGCTGACCTTCAGAGGGAAGCACAGGTAACGGTTGCTGGAATTCAGGCTTCAACTGGTCTGCAGGCCGCTCAGGCTCAGGCAGGTGGGGTCACAGGCGCAGCGGCACTTGGGGCAGAGGCGGCAAGCCCGTTTGGATACGTTGGTGCAGGTATTGACCCAGTAGACAGGGCGCAAAGGCTGACAGAGGCCCAGACAATCCTTGGAGAGCAATTTAACCCTTACGCTCTGTCTGGCACACAATTTACAGATATGCAGGGACTTCAGGCGAGAGCGGGGGCAACTCCCTTTGGCGCGTTTGTCACTGCGCCTGCTACCGAACAACAGCAGGCTCAGACATATGGAGATTTGCTTGCGCTTCAACAGGCACAGGCTGCTCAAGGCCCGTTCCAAGCAGCGCAGCTTGGTCAGGGAATGGGTGATATCAGCACGATTCTTCGTGGTGGACTTACTCCACAACAACAGCTTGCACTTGCACAGGCTCCCGGTAATCCGTTTGGTCTTACTGCACAGCAGCAGATTGACTTACAGGGAACACTGGCAAGAGGGGGAAATACTGCTGTTCAGCAACAAACACTTGCAGAAAGTCTCGCAAGAGGAGGACTTAGCGTACAAGACCAACTTGCCTTAGCAGGTATGCAGGCAAGAGGCGGGATAACTGATGAAAATGAGTTTATGGCTCTTCAGCAATCGCTTGCGAGAGGCGGTCTTACCCCGACACAGAGGCTTACAGAGGTACAGGCTGGTGCTGCGCCGCAGAATATGGCGAACTACCTGAATTTCATAGGTAACCCCGCAGCAGTCGGATTCGCCGGGCAGAGCGGGTTCCTGCAGAACGTGGCAGACAGCCCCGAAGGGAATATCCCGGCGTCGCTGTTCGGGTTGAACGTCCCGCAGAACGCTCCGACCGTTCCCGTGAACCCGACGCTTGGAGACCTTACAGACCTGTCCGATGAGCAGCTTGGCTTCTATCAGGGGCAGATGGCCGCTCAGAATTACCAGACCCCGAGCCAGATATACCAGCAGGCACAGACAGTTACGCCTCAGGGGGTTTAGTTGGTTAATCCATATACCATGACTTATGCCCAGAGGCTGGAGCATATTAGGGCAGAAAAGCACAGGAAGCGACAGCAGGCACTGGCCGCACAGGCATATGGAGTTGCAGGTCAGATTCAGCCTTCTGTTCAGGCTGTTGAACCTTCCGTTGCACCTTATATTCCCGTTATTCCACAGGCACAGTTCGAGGCAGAACGGACTGCACAGCGGACTGCTAAAACCCCGTTTGGGGTTGAAATGGATGTCGGCGCAAAAACAGGAGCGATGGAGCAGCGAGGCAAACCGGAGTTCGGTACTTGGTTTGGTTCAGGTATTGCGGAAAATATAGCCGGGGGTGCGCTTCCTATACTTGAACAGCTTCAGAAGGGAATTGAAACCTTTGGTGGTGGAGCAGTACGTGGAATTGGAGCAGTTACTCCCGGTGACTTTATGGGGTATGAAGGTAGTTTAAGAGAAGTAAAGAAAGAGCGAGAAGGAGGGCCGGGCTTCTTTGATTTACCCGGTCAGGCTCAGTTAACTGCTGAGGCGTTCCGCAGAACGGATATGCCTTCGTTTGCCCTTGATATTATCCCCGGTGAGGGAATCGAACTGCCCGGAGATAAACGGCTTAACGAGATAAACCTCGGTGTAAAGGGTGCGATTGAACTTCTACCTGAAGTTGTTATTGGGATTGCCACTGGCGGAACAAGTGCTGCAGGCTCACTTGCAAAACGAACAGGGATAAGCGTTGCGAATGCCCTCGGTGCGGATATCGCCAAGGCAGTTGCAAAGGGAAGTATCAAGGGACTCAAAAAAGCCAGCACTGTTGAACTGAAAAGCATTTCTGATGCGGCACGTCATATGCCGACCATCACGCTGCTCAAGGCAGTCAAAGACGTTGAAGTAATAAACAGCAAGCAACTCAGGGATATGGCTGACCGTCTTCCTCGCTATATGAAAGAAGGATTCATCCGTTTCTGGGAGGGTGTTAATCCTGCCCAGATAGGCGACACGAGCAATGCTGCAGTTAAATTGTCTCTGGCTTACCTGAAGGGATTCGCCAAGATTGACGGCGGAACTCAGGCTGTGCTTGCAGGATTTGCAAGACGGGCAATTCAGGGATTCGGGCAAGCAGCTAAGGCTCCTGTTCGTGGTGCATATCGGATGGTCGGCGAAACAGGTGAAGGTTCTAAGACAAAGAATCTTTACCGTGAAAAGCACAAAGTTTTTGGTGAAATGGAGGGGCCAGTAGAACTCCATCACGGCACACTATTGGACTTTGACCCTGAAAATATTCAAGTGAATGTACAGGGAGAGATTTGGCTTACAGATTCAGAAGAAGCTGCCAGTGTACTGGGCAATTTAGGCTTATCCAGCGACGGCACAGTGTTGAAACAAGCAGGGGCAAAAACATTCAAAGCAGGACAAGCGCAAGTTCATTCTTACAGCGTAAAGTCCGGTGCGAAGATTCATGTAATTGATAACGCAGGACGTTTAACTGAGGAGGCGATGAATACTGCTCGTGCAGCAGGTAAGGACGCTGACATTATTGCGATACGCAATGTACAGGATATTGGACTGATTCCGCCTAATGTTGCTTACTATATTGTCAAGAACCCTGATGTGTTAATACCTACATCAATCAGACGGTCAGGAGAGGCAGCGGGAACAAAGTTGCCGTTCCATCACCTGTCCAAGATGCCCGGTCAGAAAAACCAGATATTCGGGACTACGGAAGAAGGATTTATCGACGGGCTGGTTGATGAAAAGACCGGAGAACTGCTTGATAGCGTTAACGGTAAAAACTGGACAGAGGTCTTCGAGAATTTCTTCACCACTGACCGGACTAAGGCAAGAAAGGTGGATGTAAAGAAGCGTCCGTTTATGACTGGCGTCGATGTTGGAGATATCGTTACTGACGAAGCTGGCAATTTCATTCGATATAAGGGCGGGAACGCCTCTGAGTTTGCAACATTCCTGCGCCATTACCAAGACACGATTAGCGGAGCGCATCTACATTACATAGCGCGCGGCGGGAAGATAAAAAGGGCGGAAAAGCTGGACTTTGCTTCCTCGCTCTATATTCCCAGACGGTTTGACGGAGGGTCTATTTTCGAGGAATTGAGGGATAGTGGCATAGTCGGGGTAAGTTCTCCGGGAACACGTCCTCGCTCCCTGAAAGAAAGAAGCCTTACCAACGAACAGCTTCACGAACGGCTTGAGGCTAAAGATTTCACCATGGCAGGGCCGATGGAGGTACTGGAAGCCCATACTTCCTCTATGTACAAGGCCGGGCTTGACCTTGAACTTAATAAGCAGATGCGCGTCGAGGCAAAACGTGCAGGTTCCGGGGTACGTGACTTTGCTTCTGAGAAAAGACGGGTACAGCGGATAATGAACAAAGCCAAGGCCGACGATATCTACGGCAAGAGGATACAAAAAGGCACACTTACCAAGCTGGAAGATACAGGCTTTGGCAACATTGCCTTTACCATCAGGGAACTCAGAAGGCGCAAGTCTTATTACGATGGCAATACTGCTGCCAAAAATGCCAAGGTCGAGG